TATCACTCTTCTTCTTGAGCTTCATAGCCTTTGTCTTTTTACATTGAAAAGTAAACTCTTTCCCAGTTTCTCCCTTGATATCCCTAACAATCTTCTCGAATAAACCACTCTTATGAAGATACAACTTCGCCATCTCAGATGCATCCTCGATGGCTAAGAGTTTTCTCGCTTGTGGATTCTTATCGATTCTTGATTCAATATAATCATCAGTATCAATTTCATACGATTCATTCTTGAGATTCAATAGGGTATTTTTTGTCACCCCATTTTTTAACAATTTTATCGGAATTAAACTCATCTTTCTTACATTACAATACTATTTTCTAAATACTTAGGTTTCACTTAACATACTATGGAAAAGCTCACAGAAGTTTTCGAGCTTAGGGATGATCATCCCTTTCCACTTCTCATCATTCTTCTCAATGAGGTACCCCTTTCGCTCACCGTTATAGTCCTCCACCAAACGACAGTACCCAATGTCCTTCAACATATGAAGGTAGGTCTGACACTGAACCTCCTCGTAGTCCCTCACACGATTGAAGAGACCTTTTGTACGATTCTTAATCTCCACGAGGGTCCTGGTCCCATCCTCATTCATTTGGATGCGGTCGATCCTCCCAACAATCTGGTACAGAGTTCCCTCAATTGTGCAGATGTCGTGGGTGTAGAATGTGTCATCCTCAACGAGGCTGGCGTTGTCTGCATCAGCAGTCTTGTACTCATTCCTGGTACCATGGTTTGTGTAGAGGGTCTTACGAAGGTGGTCCTTCACCAAGACCATATCTTGGGGGGTCAGACCTGAATGCTCAATCTGGTGGTACACCGCTCGAATCTTCTGGTCTACGTCCGTACTCTTCTCAGACTTGAAGTTCTCAACCTCTTCCAAGATCTTCTTCGTGGTCGGACTTGCCACGAGGATCTCGAGTGCTGCCTCCTCCTTCGTCTTCCCTTCAAAGGTATGAGGACTGTACTTCTTCCACAATTCCGAAATGAGTTCAGGTTGCCTCTTGAAACCAAGTCCAATAGCAGTCGCCACCGACGAGGCACCGATAATCACCTTGGGGATGCCAATGGGTCTCAATTCACGAGTGTATCCTATAACATAGGGGTAAACCCGTCCACATGCAATCGCATCAGCGAGTGAATTATGGGCGTCTTGAAATTCTTCCCCGAATAGTTGTTCGTAAAGTACAGTCAGTTTGATAGGTGCCAGAAAACGCTCTCGATACAACTCGAGAGTACAATGGAATTGGAGATTGTCAATCAGATAAAGGTCAATATTGTGACGCATCATCTCTGAACGAAGTACACTCGTATCAAACTTCGCGTTGTGTGCCACTATAGTCGTCGTACGAGGACCAATAAAGGTCATAAAGTCTGTGAACACCTGGATGAACGAACGCCCCTTAGACCTGGCCATATCCTCTGTGATACCATGGATGGCAATGGAACCGGGACTTATTTCAAAGTTATCTGGGTACACCATGGCATCAAATGTATCAATCAGACGCCCTTTGGATGAGAAACGTGCAGCTGACAGAGATACAGCCCGACAGGTATCATATTGTCCAAGAGTCTCTAGGGTTAGAGGTTTGCGACCCTTAGGGAGACCTGAGGTCTCAAAGTCAAATGCGATGTATTGCATGCAACTCATATTAATTTGAAATTTACTTAAAACTTTATATCACTTAGGTAGTAAGAAATGTGTATCCCTTGGTTTCTCTTCAAAAGGGATATCCCATTGAAAAAATTTGATGGGTTCTTCCCATGCGCCTGTAATATCTGTGGTAGAAACTTTGAAACTATGGAGAAGTTCATTAAACATTCAGGCTTTCATAGTATTGAAGATATCAATAATGTAATATACACCCAGTTTGGAACCGTGAGATGTGGTAAATGTTTTAGGTCGTTTTCAACGGTAGAAGTCATGTCAAAACATCCATGTGCTACTACCGTGTCACCTGTATCGAGTTCTGGTAGTCTTGATTCGATTTTGATTCATGATACTTACAACCAAAAAAACAGTCACAGAAACTCTTGAGGTTTGAAATATGTTTTGGAGGGGCGAAGCATTTCGTAGGGAGGTATCGATCATATTTCATCATTCTTATTAAACGGTCCCACGCTATACTCATTTAATTATGTTTATATAATATACTATAGAAATGGAGGCGATGGCAAAGACGAAGAATATACCACAACTCGAGAATGTTTGGTTTAAACTTCTCAACAAATATAAACAGGATGTGAATACGACTGAAAATATAATGAAGCTTTACAAAAAACAAAAGAACTATTTAACAAAAGGAACGAAACAATTGACCAATACGACTAACATGAATCAATTAACGCGCGTTTCCTCTGAACTTTTGAATAAATACAAGAATGATTCGAGTAAAACTGTAAAGATCATGAATACATACAAGAAACATAAAGCCTATCTAAAAAAAGGTGAGGTTACATTCGAGGTTTTCAAGTTCTCACCTGATAATGTGAACACCTTAACAAGTGCGGGAAATCTAACAACCAAGCGTGGGCAGAGTATTGCCAATTATGTTCGTAATAAAACGACTACGAAAAATGAACAAACGTTTGGGGAAATGTTTATTAACGTAAAGATTGTAGCTAAGAAACCTTTCACAATATTGGGAGAGAAAGTGAAAGGTCTTGTACCAATTGAACGAGGGATGACTCTAAAGGAGACGCACGAGAATGCAAAGTTTATTCGAAGACGTTTAAAGTTTCACGATGATATTACACCAAAATTTGCTATGATTTCAGAAAAACATGGTGGGGGTATATTCTTCTAATCTTTCTCTTGCACGGACCAACGACCATCTAGAAGAGCTGAACGACGCTCCCAATCTGTAATCTGTATAGTCTTTGTAGGTGGGGTCACTAGGGCACCTTCATTCACGACGAGACACTCATAGTCACCAGCATAACACATATGTTCAATTTCATACATAGAAACAAATTGAACGAAAGGTGTCATATCCATCTCCGCTTCGAGGAGGGTCTTGTAACGGAAAGCATCCTCAAAGTTCCTGAAGGCGACAATACTATCTTGTGAAATATCGTCCTCATTGTGCTCTTTCACAGAATAGATTCCCGTATCCCCCCCATCTTTGATGAATGCTAGGACGTGAAAAATTCGAGTGTCACTAACCCGCTCGATAGGCTGACAATTCGTATTATCTAGTTTATAGTAGCCACGGATGGTTCTGGAAATCCTACGTCGCATAGGGACACAACTAAATACCATCGGAGACTTGAGTGCAAACATGATTTTTATTAAATTTTATAATATTTTGATTTTACTTAGGTTTATCTGGTATATGAATCCATCCAGTGCATATATACTTGGATTTTTTTTTATTTACAAACGGTAAACCGCTATGTGTATAAGTCCATGTCGCGGGAAATAGGAGTAACTTTCCCTGTTCTGGTTTTATAAGACCACCTCCACCAACTTTCGGGTGAAAGGCAGTTGCACCACCATCGGATGTGATATCTATATCATTTAAATACCATATAAATGTCATGACACGTCTAGTTTGATAACACTGATCATGATGCCATGAATAATACCCACCTGCATCAGTTCTCTGAATTTGATATCCTGTATCGTACCCATGTGCTAAATTATTATCATTGACACCACAAACCGTGTGTATGTGATCTATATATTTACGAATACCTTCAGTTAACTGTGTACATAAATATTTATCTATGACACCCCATGTTTCTTTATGGTCAGGATTAGATATCTGTAAATCTAAACTACGCTTTACTGGGTCCTTAGGGTCATTAGAACCTGTAACACCGGGTTCTTTACCATCGTCTTTTTCGAAGAGTGTTATCATTTCCTCACATATTTCAGGTGATATATTATTGTGTATTTCGAATACATAATCCATTATATAGTTATTTGTTCTATTCTTTAATATTTTCGTCTGCTTCTAATATTTCCATCATTTCGTGAATATCTTTAAGAGCAGATTTCGTTGATCTCAAATTCCAACTTACCAATAATTTCAACTTCTTGTTCTCATCTTCATATTTCTGAATTTTTTCTTGTAACTCTATAATCTGTGGAGTTTTATCTTCTATTTTTGTTTGGGAAGCGAATACATGACGACCACGGGAATATTGACGCCAATGCCTCTCACGTGGCTTATTCTCAACCGAATTATATACACGAACAGATGTAGCAGTAATAGCAAACATTCTATATATAATAGGGGTGATAACTTTAATTGTATTTATATGAACTGATATTTTATTTAAACAATTCAGGATTAAGCTGTTTGAGTTGACGCAATGTGGCTGCATTTTTTGCATTTTGTTGTCTTTTTGTATTAGTTTTGACCTCTTGGAGGATTTGGTTTACACCTTTCGTTCCATTGTTATAACTTTTGACGAATCTATTTATCGCGTTATTTGAAAGTCCCTTATTCTTGAGATTCTTGATCAATCGGTTGCGCGTGTTCGCTTTCTGGTTAGATCCCGCAACACTCACAGTGTTGTTACGAGATACGTTAACGTTAACCCTTTTCGCAGGGGGTTGATTCACGTTATTGTCGTTGTTTCTCGCGCGTTTTGTGGGTCTCTGGCTATTGCTATTCATATTATTTTTGTTGTTATTTATAGAGACACTTCCCTGAATAGATCCCGCAACACTCACAGTGTTGTTAACATTTCCTCCGTTGTTACGGCTCACACTTGGAGCTCTTCCAAAAACCCTTCCCAAAATTCCACTATTGCTGCTATTACCACCACCCTCTGTGCGATTGTTCCCAGATGATTCATTTTGATTTCCCTTAATGTTTACAGGTGCATTTCTAACTTGAGTTGGTGCAGGTTTGACAACTTGGATCTGATCAATCATTTTACCATAGACTTTTGATACCTGTTGGGTAGATGTGGCCATCCAAAGATTGGGTGATACACCACTTCTAGAACACATAAATATAAAGTTGTTCGCGAGCATAGCGTCACCAGTTGCTAAACAATAGTGATACTTCGCGTTATTGTTACCCTTGATGTAAGAAACCACCGTCAAAGCTTGTAAAAAATCACCCAAAAACTTAGCTACCTTCTCACCAGTAGATCCATCTTTCGCTTTAGCTTTTGATATATTAGATGCATAACGGTACTCACCTTTGTTATTTTTGATTTCGTATGCGTAACCACGTTTTGTAGTTGTATTTCTATTGTTATTAGTTACCCGTGCTACATCAGTGTAATAAGCTCCAATATTTGTCTCACCATTATCGTGATTTATAGTGAATTTGGGTTGTTTGTAATTCCATGTCAATCTAGAACTAATGTCTTTGTTATTTAAACCAAGCATGAAATATTTACTGTCTTCCTTAGCACTTTCAATAAGCATATTTTTACCGGGGTCCATGAGATTTGCCACAGATACAAGAGGATACATGATCTTACCCTTGCCACCTCCCGGGAGATTATACTTGGTTTTTTGTATATCAAGGGTTACGGTAGCTTTCTCATCTTCTTGATCAACACTCAAGAACATATTATGACCCGGAGTTAGAATATTTGGGGTAACTTGATCCATACGAATAGTTACGTCCCTCTCCAAAATTTTGGGATAAATAGAAGGTAAATTATTTTTAACGGCTAATTCAGCTTTACCACCACTCTCAGCTATAAACGCATTTACAAGCTTTATATAATCTGTCTCCTTAGCTTTGAGTTCTTTACCAAATAGTATATAAACTGGTGATTTTTGGATTTTCTTTACCATTTTAGTTTTTTTCTTGTCTTTTTCAGTGGGTGCAGGTACTTTTACGGATACAGTTATCGTTTCCCCACAGAATGTTTTAAACGTCATACTCTTTGGTATAGTTGTATCGTGTAACATATCCAAGTACATTAGATACGCGAGGTTAATCATGTCATCACCTTTAATATTGAATGACATCTGTGGTGTAGAACCTCTGTATAGCTTATTGG